CGGCGGCGGCGGCTACAGTGTGGTGCCGGATAGCGGTGGCAGCGGTGCCTCTGGCGGCGGTGGTTATGGTGGCCCGCGACCGAATGGAAGTCACGTAGGTCCCGGCACTGGTGCTGGCGCGGGTGCGTCCGAGCCACAAGCATCTGGAGCCGCTGGTGGCGCTGGCGGCGGCGTCGGTGGTTACGACAGCATTGCGGCGCAACGCTCACCGTTGATGGCGGAAGTGCAGAACGATCCTGCCACCAAGCATCTGCTGCATCAGATGATGTCGACAGAAGGCGGCGGTGCGGCAACAGTCGAAGCGCTGTTCAATCGCACGGCGATGATCCGGCAGAAAATTCCGGGTTACAGTATCAAGGATGAGCTGCGCAGCGGCTTCTATGGCCCGATCAACAAGGGGTTTGCGCAACGCAGGGCAATCGGTGCCAAAGAGGCGGCGAAGTATGACCGGCTAATTTCGCAAGTCGCAGCTGGCAGTGACATCATTCAGGGGCGCACCGATCAGGGGACAATTGGCGATCCCAATGCCGGTGGTCCCGGTCGCATTAGCTATCCCGGCATGTCGCGAACCGAAATTTATAACTACTGGAAAGGTTCGCGCAGGGGCATTCCGTTCACTTACAAGGACACGGCAGGATTTGCGGCGCGACAGGAAGAGTTGCGCACCGCTTTTGATCAGCCTGCGTTGAACCAGCGGCCGGATATCCGTGAAGCGCAATTCAGTGCTGCCGATCTGGATGACGCGCGACGCAGTCTCAATGCCGCGAACGAACACAAGGTCACCGGCAACGGCAAGATCACAGTCGATGTGAATGCCCCAAGAGGCACGAACGTTGGAGCTGAAGGCAGCGGGCTGTTCAAGCAGACTGAAATCAATCGGTCGACGCAAATGGAGCCAGCGGCGAAATCGCTTAACCGAAGCCAGAGCGGCGACGAGTTGTCTTCACCGCCGTAGTTTGAGAACGCCATGAGCACGATCTTTGATGTAGCCCAACGAAACGGCACAATAGCCCAATCGTCGCCATCGGCATGGCGCGATGATCTTTCGCCTGCGTATTTTCGCAATGCGTTCTTTCATTGCGAAAGCAACGGACGCGAGAGCGGTCGACGCATTGTCGAGCATGAGTTTCCGAAAAAAGATTTGCCTTATGCTGAAGACATGGGTCGACACTTTCGCGAGTTCACTATTCGCGGTTACTGCATCGTCTTTCCGCGTGATGCCGATGGTGTGCTTTTCATGCGGGATTACCGCGTTCCGCGCGATGCTCTGCTCAACGCTCTTGAAATGGAAGGTCCCGGCGATCTGCAGCTGCCGACGCAACCGGTGCAGTCCGTTGTCTGCACACGTTACCGGTTAACCGAGGAAGAAAAATTCGGCGGTTATTGCGTCTTCGAAATGACGTTTCAGGAATACGGCATTGATCCGACGATCATGGTGGCGCAGCCGAACACAGCTAACGTCATTAACAGTATAGCGGCGCAGTTGCGCAATCAGGTGCAGCGGACACTTGCGCCAGCGAATGCATCCATCGGCACCGATCCGAAGCAGATTTCAGTATGACACGCGCAGATGCAAAAGAGGCTATTGCGCTTCTCAACCCCATGCTGGCGCTTCTTGTGTCGTTCGTTCCGTCTTCGGGCATCGTCGGTATTGGAGCGCGCACGATCATCAACGATACGCGCGTGAATGCTTTCAAGCTTTGCGTTGATGATGCGTTAGGTCCGCCGCTTGACAGCTGCTTTGATCAGGCGCGGCAGGCAGGGGTTGGGGTGACTCAACTTGAGCAAGTGCGCGAGCAAGTCGAACAGGAAGCGCCCGTTTCGTTGGGTGCCCGGTTGGTGCAGAACGCGTGCATACGGCTCAGTCTGGTGACGCAAGCCTATATCATCGCGAATATGACCTTCATCAGTCGGGAGCAAGTGAGCCAGATCAGGGCGACGCTTCAACAGCCGTTCTTCAACGCGGAAGAGATCGCTGCTGATGAAATGGATCAGATGACGTTCCAGTCACTGATTGCATTGCACGGAGCCATCACCAATCATCTTGTGCAGACCGCGTTGCCGTTGCCGCGCATGCTGAATTACCAGTTCTATGCGCCGCTCCCGAGCTTGGTCATGGCGTACAAACTTTATGACGACGCGTCGCGCGCCGATGAACTGCGTGACGAAAACAAGATCGTTCATCCCGCCTTCTGCCCGTTGTCCGGTGAGGCGCTGTCGTCGTGATTGATCCATCATGGTGAAGCCAACCGAAGAAGCGGTCCTTGTCGTCAACAACGCGGAGTTCGGCGATTGGGAGTCAATATGGGTGCAGCGGCGTTACGGCGACAACTGCACCCTGTTTCGTTTTACTGCTGCTGAACGTGATCCGATTTTCGGTCAAACCGGTTTTCCGTTGTGGCAGAAATTGCAATTCAAGCCCGGTGATCTCTGCCAAGTTAACTTGGCACAGCAACTTGCAGTCACCGGCTTTATCGAGACGCGGCAGGTTGCCTATAACGCCACGCAGCATGGTGTGCAGCTCGACGGCAAGAGCTATTCGGCGAACGCCGCGAAGTCGAGCGTCGACACCAAGACCGGTTCATTCGACGGAAAGAATATTTTGCAGATCGCGCAGGAAGTCTGCGCGCCATATGGCGTCGGCATCAAGGTGGTCGGTTCGCTCGACATGACACCGTTCAAGAAACTGCAGAACCAGAAAGGCGAACTGGTTTGGGATTTTCTTGAGCGTATCGCGCGGCCACGCGGCGTCATTATGGGTTCTGATCATCTCGGCAATTTCCTGATGATCGGGCAACACTCAGGCGGCATCGTTGATCAACTGATCGAGGGTTACAACATCAAGGCATGTCAGTGCGTGATCTCGCACAAGGATATTCATCTTGATGTGAATGTCGGCGCGCAGGGAGCGCACGACGACAATTTCAATATGTCGGCGGCAACCGAGATGCAGGCCGATGCGAAGACCACAGTGCAGAGCGTGCTCAACAGCAAGATTATCGTGCCGATGGAGCATCCACCGACATCGCAAGCTGAAGTGCAGGCACGCGCGAATTATGAGCGCATGTGGAAAGACGGCAGTTTGATCCAATGCACCATCACGACGCAGGGCTGGCTTCGTGCCGGTCAGGTGCTGTGGGAAGCTGGCGATCAGGTGTGGGTGAACTCGCCGATGGCGATGCTCAATCAGGCGATGGGCATCCAGAACGTGACGTTCATGCAGGACAATCAGAACGGCACGCAGACGGTTCTTGATCTTGTCAATCCAGAGGCATTGCGCGGTAGCCTGAATGCCGATGTCGGAGGAGGAGGTTAAGCATGCATCGTGCAACGCCGCTTCAAACGTCGTTTCGATCTTATAGCTCTGGCGGTTCGCGCAGCGTTGTCGACAAGGTCGACGACACCACGCAGCTGCAGGAGATGGCCGGAAACTTCATGGCCAATGAGACACGCAACGCGGTCGAATGTCCTCAGAATTACGGCTTCACGTCGGTGGTGTTCGACGCTGAAAAAGACCAGATGGGTAAAGCGGTCGGCGCGGAAGTCGTGCAGAGTTTCTTGGGCGGCAATCGGTCCTATCCCGTCGCTGGCGCAATGGATGATCGCCGCCATCGCATGTTCAAGCTTGGGAAGGGCGACACCGCGATGTTTCGCGGTCGCGGTGACAAGCAGCAATTCCACATGACGCAGGATGGCGGTTTCTGGACCGCACCGCAGGACAAAACCGTTCGTATGCATTTGCTGCAGGAAGATAGCGCAACCAACTCGACGACGCAGCAACAGGGCAGCAGTGGCGGCAGCGGTGGCGGATCGGCTGGCGGTCAATCTCACATCGCGACGCGTGATGGTAATGGCTCGACCGGCAGCGGCGGTCAAAGCGGCGGCCAGCAACAGCAGCAACGTGGTCAAGAGGCGAGATACAAAGACGGTCAAAAATCGCCGATGTTCGTCGATGTGACGAAGGATGCAAGTCGTGTATCCGGGGCCGAAGTGCATCTCATGCTCGGTGACGGCAAGATTTATGTTCACGTCATTGGTGGCGAAGTCTATCTCGGCGCAAAAAAGGGCGAAGCCACATTCGGAAAAGTGGCGACTGACGCCGGAGTTTCCGTGAACGTTTACGCCAAGATCGGATGACGCCATGCCGGTCGGTTATAACGTTCCAGATATCCGGCTGGTTCAAAACAATGTCTTTCCGGAATACTCCGTCGCGGTCGATTGGTTGTTGCTGCCAGATGGCACGCTCGATGACACGCAGGCGCTCGCCACGGCAATCATTGTTGCGCTCGGCACCAATGCGCTTGCCAATGACGATGACGTTCTGCCCGATCCTGACTCGATCAATCGATGTGGATGGTGGGGTGATCTCGACGCTTCTCTGATCTGGAATGGCTGGCCAATTGGATCGAAGCTCTGGCTGTTGCAACGTTCAAAAATTGTCCCGTCGTCACAAGGCCAAGCTTCGACGTTGTCGTTGGTGAATGGCTACGTCCGTGCTGCCATTCAGCCGTTTGTAGACCGCAAGATTTGTTCTGGCTTCAATGTCTGGTCGACGCGTGTTGATACGCAACGCATTGACACGTTGATCCGCATTTATCGCGGTCCTGAACGCGAGATTGAACTTCGATACGCCGTCCTTTGGGACGCTATGCAATCCTAAACAAAGTGAAGTCCATATGCCTTGGAACACGCCCGCATTGCGCGACGTGCGCTCACTCGTGCGCGACGCTGTCAATGCGTCATTGCCCGGTGCTGATGCGACTGTGCCGAATAGTGTGTTGCGCGTGCTCTCGGACAATCAGGGTGCGCTCTGTCATCTGACGCTTCAATATATCGATTGGCTGGCGCTGCAGCTGTTACCAGATACAGCCGAAACGGAATGGCTCGACCGGCACGGTAAAATCTGGCTGGTCAATGCAGACGGTTCGACGGGTCGCAAGATGGCTACGATGGCCGCAGGCACCGCCAGCTTCCAAGGCACCATTGACGCCACCGTGCTTCCAGCTGGCACGCAGCTGACAAGCAGTGTCAGCATGCCGCAAGGATCAACTTCGCCAAACAGCGTTGTAAGTTTTGAGACGCTGGAGGATATCACCACATCGGCGTTCGTGCTGGTGAGTGGTCCGATCCGTGCGCTCGACCCCGGCTCGGTCGGAAACATTCCTGACGGCTCTGGTGTATCGATATTGAATGTGGTCGACGGTGTCAGTCAGACCGGTTTCATCGTGCATGTTGACGGCGGCACCGACACTGAGACCGATGATCAGCTGCGCGCTCGCGTTCTGCAGCGCATTCGCAATCCGCCGATGGGCGGCTCACAATCGGATTACGTGCGGTGGGCGCTTGCGGTCCCCGGTGTCACCCGCGCGTGGGCGGCGTCCGAGATGGGCATCGGCACTATTACTGTGCGCTTCTTGATGGATGATCTGCGCGCAGCTGATGACGGTTGGCCGAACCAGCAGGATGTCGCAACGGTGCAAGCCTATGTCGACACGCAGCGACCTGTTACCACCAAGGATTGCTTCGTGATCGCGCCGATCAAGCAGTTCATGGACGTGACGATTGCGCAGCTGGTGCCGAATACTCCCGAGGCTCAAGCGGAAATTGAGGCGAGCATCAGCGACATGCTGTTCCAGATGGCGGCACCGGGCCAGACCATCTTCGGGGCGTGGGTTTCCTACGCGATCATGAATGCACCGAGCGTGGTGTCGTTCAAGCTGGTCACTGACCAAGATTTTGTAATGCCGTCTCTAGGGCACATGGCTGTGCTGGAGACGATCTTGTATGAGCCGTGATCGGCGATGGATAAGCACATCCGCAGGAGTGGCAGCGACTACACCGAAGCCTTCCTGTCGTTGTTACCGGAAGGTCAGGCGTGGCCAAGGCATGCGCCCGAGAGCGTGCTCGTCAAAGGCATCACCGGGCTGTGCGACTATTGGGGGTTCGTCGATGGCCGCGCTGCCGATCTATTGGAGCGCGAGAGCGATCCGCGCTCGACCATCGAGCTGCTGCCCGACTGGGAGCGCAACTGGGGCCTGCCTGATCCCTGCTATACCGGGCCGCTGACGATCCACGACCGTCAAGTCGCACTGGTGCTGCGCATGACCATGCTCGGCGGTCAGTCGCGCCAGTTCTTCATCGATGTTGCAGCCTTCCTTGGCTACACGATCACCATCTCCGAATATGCGCCCTTTATGGTCGGTGTCTCCCGAGTTGGCGACACCCGCACGCCGCCGCTCGATCCCGATCCGCAGGTTGGTGATTATCGCTGGTACATCGGGCCGCCCGAGATGCGGTTTTATTGGACGGTTCACGTCACAGGTGCGCGGCTGACGTGGTTTCGCGCCACGCAGGGACAGCTAGGCGTCGATCATCATCTGGAGATCGGGCTCGCGGAAGACCTTGAGTGTCTGCTCAACCGCTGGAAGCCTGCGCACACCGAAATCATCTTCGACTATTCGAACATCGGCGGCCACACCGACGATCCGATGGCTGGCACGCCTTAGATGTTCTTACCGATTTTTTGGCCTGACACTCTGGCGACCTTTATTGGTCGCCTTGGGAGAGAGGATTTGCGTCGATGAAGTATCAACCTCCCTACGGCATCACTGATCCGAATGGGTCGTACATCAACGGCAATCCCGCTGCTGGCATTGAAGGTTCAATTCCACCCGCTGCATCGATTGAATTTCCGATGCGCGAAATCGTCGCCGCCATTCAGTATTCGAACTTCGTTCCGAGCGACGGCGATCTGCAGCAACTGTTAAAGGCGATCCGCAGCCAGTTCCTCAACTTCGCCGTCGACAACGGCGTTGCGAACGCGATGCAGGTCTCGCTCACCCCGGCGCTCGATGCCTATTCCGCTGGTACGCCGTTGCATGTGTTGGTGGCGCATAACAATACTGGAGCGGCGACCATCCAAGCCAACGGTCTCGGTGTGCGCGGCGTCAAACGTCCGGATGGTTCGGATTTACAGGCTAACGATCTCGTCGCCGGTATGATCGCCACCTTGATCGACACCGGCTCGGTCTATCAATTGCAGAACGCCGTGCAAGGCTCGACCGGTGCGTCGAGCACCTACACGGTCGGCATTCCATATGCTGGCGATACCGGCTCGGTGAACAACGTCGTTGCCGTCTATTCGCCCGCGTTAACGTCGATCACCGAAGGCCAATTCCTTGCGGTCAAGGTCGCCAACACCAATACCGGCGCGGTGACCTTCAAGCCGAACGCGCTTCCAGCGTTGCCACTCAATCGTCAGGATGGAGCGGCACTTCAAGCCAATGACATCCTGCTCAACGAAACCATCCTGATCGAAAATCACGGCACCTATTATCAGTGCATCTCCTACGTGCAGTCGCAATTCCCGGTCGCGCCATTGCTGCGCGGTTTCCGCGCCGATGCGGCAGGCTACGGGGCTCAAGGTGTTGCGCCTGCGTCTGACACCATCCTTGCGAACTATCATGTCACCGATAATTCGATGCAGACATCGACGTTCGACGGCTTCACCTTAACAATCGGCGCTGGCGAGGCCGGTCTTTGGGACATCAACGGCCAATGGGTCTTCCCGCAGAACGGGTATGGCGCGAACAATATCTCGTCGCTGATTTTGATAAACGGCGGCGGTCCACTCGCGATGGCGACCGACAACACGCCTGCGAACACGGCCGCGACCTGTTTCGTCGCCGCAATTACCCGGCTCAAGGTCGGCGACAGAATACAGTTGGGTGCCTACCATCAATGCCCGGTCACCATCACAACGGAAAACAGTAATCGGCAATTTCTATCTGCCTATTTGATCTCGCGGTGATCGCATGACGATCTGCAACATCACCACGGCCAGCGATGCAGATTTCTATCGCGGCTTTTCCTATCAGGACATCAATGGCAATCCGATTGATCTGACCGGCAGCACCATGCACATGGGCGTGCGCAAGGATGCCAATGATGTGGCCGAGGTGTTACTCCTGACCACCGATTACGGCGGCGGCATCACCATCACCGACCCGCCGAACGGTCTCTTCACGGTGTGGATCACGCAGGCACAGCTGATGGACCTACCGCCTGACACTTATGTCCATTCGCTGATCCGCAATATTGGACCGCTTCATCTGGAGATGTGGTCTGGCACGATCACGCATGAGGTTGGACCGAGCCGATGACGAGCAACGTCACGGTCTCACCGGACCCGGTTGACACCACGGACACACCGGCAACGACGAGCGACGTTGTTTTACTTCCAGAGCCGGATGATCTCACTATCATCTCTGTCGGTGAAGTCGGGCCGCCCGGTCCGCAGGGTCCTCCGGGGCCAGTTGGTCCGCCCGGTCCGCAAGGGGCTTCGGGTGCATTTGGCCCGATGGGTGTGCCGGGTCCGCAGGGCGCACCCGGCGCTGACTCGACGGTGCCCGGTCCGCAAGGACCGCAGGGTCCGCAGGGTGAGCAGGGTGAGCAAGGTGTTCCGGGTCCTCCCGGTGGATTGGGCGAAGCGCCGACTGACGGCAACAGCTATGGCCGCCTGAACGCCGCATGGTCGCAAGTGCTGCCGATTGGCGGTGGCACGCTGACGGGCGAGCTTACAATTCAGCCGCCATCTGGTTCGGCGATTTTAAGACTTTATGCGCCCGGTAACGCTGTCAACCAAGCGGGGATAGTCCTCGCCGATAACAGCAACGTCGCAAAATGGTCGTTTGGCAAAGACGCCAGCAACGGATTTTATCTGTACGACAATGGCGGCGCTGGCAACATCCTGACTTCTGTAAGCAACAGCGGCATCCTTGCGTTCAAAGCGCCGCCGACAGCGCCGACGCCAGCCATCGCCGATAATTCCGCGAAGATGGCGACGACAGCCTTCGTCAACCAAGACAAGTTCATTCCAGCGGCGACCGATCTCAACACCATCGTCGCTCCCGGCACCTATGCTTGCCAAGATAACACCAGCACCAACGGCCCGACGACTGGCGGTCAATGGTATCTGCACGTTCAGACCTATGGCGGCGCACCGAGCTATGTGATGCAGCGCGCCATCGATCTCACGGCCAACCCTGCCGGGTTGTACGTGCGAACGAGGATCAACAACGCTTGGTCCCCTTGGTCTAAAGTTGGCTCGCCACCCGTTGGGCATTTGCCCGGCGATCTGACAGGCGGCGCGGCTGCTGCGGGTGAAGTCGGTGAAGTTATCTCCGC